TACCACAAGTTTAATAAAAAACAAAAAACCCCGCCGAAGCGGGGTTCTCTGCGCTAAGTGCTTGATTTTGCTTAGGCTCCGGGCGAACCGAACATCCCAAGCGGATCAGACCAACCAAACGAATAACGCTCACGGGCCTTATAACGAACGTTTCCGGTGTCAAAATCACCATCCATTCCCTGTGTCATCGGGGCGCGAATGAAATGCTTCATACCGTTGGGTACGTCGGTGCAAAGGAACCAAGCATCCGTATCAGTCAAAAAGTGATTAATGGAATAACCCTCGGGGATTGAACCATTACTCTTCAACGCGTTGATCGTGTTGTCTGCTGTATCAACACGCAGTTCTGTTTCCAAAATACGGGTTGCAACGAACTGCAATGCAGACGGAATAATCAACTTTCTCGGACGGGCTGCAATCAACAGTCCACGTTCGTCAGTCCATGCTGCAATCTGAATAACCGCTGCTTCCAACGATGTTTCAGAAAGATCAGATGCGACTGCGGGCGTGTTGCTGTTGGTGCCACCAGAGACCAAGGGATGTGCCGTTGAAAACAAAGCCACACCGTCACCACCTGGGTAAGCGGAGTTAAAGCCATTGTTAAGAACTGCAGCAGCTTTGGTTTGCTTGGTATATGCCATACCGCGAGCAAGAGCCTTGGTGTAGCGATTAGCAAGACTGTCGTACAAGTTATCCTCGATAGCCTCTTCGGTTAGCGAGAATCCCAGAGCGATAGTCTCATGGACATAACGAGCAGTCCAGGTTTCTTGCGCGTTATCGTAGGCCAACGCACTGCCTTCGTTCTTCACCGGAGCGGCGGAGAAGCCTGACAGCTTGGTTTCCTCTTCAAACGAACGCTCAGAAGTCTCGATCTCGTAGATTTCCTTGTGCTCTTCGCCATAGCGAGCATACTCCAGACCGAACAGGGCGTTCAGGCCGGGGAGCAACTCTTTCAGTAGTTGTGCGCGTGAAATAGCCATTTAAATTCCCCTTATGCGAGCGCAGTAGCGTACTGATAGCTATGCCAGCCCTGGTTCCACTTAACAAGAACCTCAGGATATCCAACGAAGGAAACCTGAGAGCCACTTGCAAGCGTAATCGCAGAAGCGAGCGTAACAGTCGTACTATTAACATTAGTGACGTAGTTGTAGCTACCAGGGAAGTAAGCACCAGCAGAAGCTGCGGGAGCGACAACCTGCATACCTGCCTGGAGGCCAGTAATAGCAGCAGTTAGCGTCAACGTCGTCGAAGAACCAGATGTACCACCCGTACCCGTTACGGTATAAGCAGTTTCAGGAACTAAAGCTACAACACGGAAAGGCAAGACAGTACTAGCAATACGAACTGCGCCAGTACCGCTGGTAGCTGGGTAAGTGCCAGACACCGACATAGCAGAATTGCCAGTGGTCGTGCTACCAGCAGCTCCAGTAATTGCATACACGTTAGTACCAATAAACGACTGGTTAGCGTAAGCAACTGTGGTGCCAGTATTAGCAATAGTGTTGTAAGTTTGACCAGTCATTACGACCTTAAACACAGCAGACGGATCATCAATAACAAAAGCTTCGATGTCGTCAGCAGCAGTGCTAGCAGGATAATACTGCGAGAACTGAAGTTGCCTAGTCGTTGGGTTGGTAAACTGACAACCAACAAACACACCAATTGCACCAGCAATCACCGAACTGGGGCTGGAAGCAGCGGTGTAGCCAGTTTTAATAAGAGTTCCGTCTGTCGTTAGCTGTACTAAATCCCCGTAAAACAGGTTAGTAGGATAGCTTCGGGCAATCGGGAACTGTCTTGTTGCTCCTGCGTACGGTAGACCATTAAGCTCATTAATAGCTTTAAAACCGTAGGGAGCGTCAATAACAGGATATGCCATTTTTGACCTCTTTTAAAAAATTAAGTTCCTTTACCGAACGATACTTTTGTACGCTTCTCAGCAAAGAGTGGCATACGAGCATCGCTCTCTCTCATAAAATTGCTGTCTACAGCATCCATGTTGTCTTTATTAACCTTGTTGAAGTAAGCACTACGTTGGTCAACAAATTCTTCAGGGATTTTGCAGAGTAACAGTCCATCAATCTCGATATTGTCTTTAAACCGGCTGTTTTCGTCACGCAAAAACTTTAGGTTCGGTTGCTCTTCAATCCTTACCGGCTCCCATCCTTCTCTGAGCTTGGCAGAGACGTTTTTGGGATCAGATTTTCCTAACGAAGCCACACGCACCCAGCGGGGTTTGTACCCAGGCATCGGCTCCACTTCAGGAAGGACATCAGCACGTTTCCATTGTTTCGGACGAGCACTGCGCTCACGGTTCTCTACATCACGGGTTAAACGATTTTCAGCCATTTGTACGCTCCAATTTCATCATTTCCCTAACATATTGTTCAGGAGTAATACCCATCTTTTTGATGATGGCAAGTTGGGAATCTTTTAGTCTGACCTTTGTGGGGGCCGTACTACGAGAAACCGGCGCTACAACGGTAGCTGGTTTATCTGTCCGTGCTTGAGCAGGTTTTGTGGCTGTCTCAGCAGGTTCATCACCCCATTCGTATTCGGGGAATCTTTTACGCATCGTTTTATCAACGATTTCCCAGTACTCGTCGGTGCCCTCGAAAGATTGCCCTTTTTCTCTAATAAGTTTTTGGTGTAAACCTAGAGCAGAAGCAGTCATTTCATCATCTGATCCAAACCACGTATTCTGTCTACGCCATGAATCAGTTTTGGGGTCTAACCTAGGAGCCTGTGGCTGCGGTTGTAAGTAATTTACACCATTTTCTTGAGGTTGTACAGGGGGTTTGTACCCTTTCAATCTCTGGAGTCTAAAAGTTGCGTCGTTTAGTTGTTTATTAGCTTCTAGCAGTTTATCGGAATCACCTGCTTCATATGCTTCTTTGTAAGCTTTTTCAGCATTTTGTAATTCCAATTCCACCGCATTAGTTGCCGTATTAACTAAATGCCCTTCGTTTTCAGTTACTCTTGATCTTAACTGCCTAATCTCATTTTGCAACTGCTGCGCCATATCTAAGGCGGCTTGCTGCTCACGCAGAGCGCGTTCTTTTTCACGGCGCTCATCGTGCCAGACTTTTTTCATTTGCTTAAGTCTGGTTTTGACTTTGTCGGAATACTCTTCCAACTCGTCTTCTTCAAGCTCCTTTACAAGATCTTTAGGTAAAGGCTCCCGCCCACGATCTTCCGGTGGCGTATCGTTTTCAATCTCAATTTCAATTCGATCTTCAACATCTTTGTTGGCATTTTCGGCCATGATTAACCCCTTATGAGCGACTAATACCGCGAGGATCTTCTACGACCCCCTCGACAGAATCATCGTTAATGATGCGAAATTCACGGCCATGAATCTTCAACCGTGTACCCGCGTGCGGGCGGACTAATATAAAATCACCGGGTTTGCAATACGGCCCAGACGGAAATCGCTTCTCGTCTTTAAATGCGTCTGGCCCCATTTTGATAACAAACAGCACCGTAGTCAGTAATTCTTCGTGGTGCAAAGTTACTTCGGCTTTAAGCAAGCCGTTAACAAATTTGTCGTCAATATCCGGTATCCCACATAAAATCCGATAACCTGATGGGTCGGGGAGTTGTCGTGCTTTTTCTTCGGCGGTTTCAGGTAGCACCGTCGCAGAGCCGTCTGTAGACCCTACTAGGAGTTCACTCATTGTCGTTTTCCATCCTTTCTGCTATGTCAATTAGCATTTGCCTCGCCATTGCCAAACCTCTAATAATTCCACACTGATGGCGATAATCAGCGTGGTCCTTTGCTAAACCCTGGCCCAAGGTTTCGGCCAAACGGCTTTCCTCCTCGTGACAACGCTTAATCAAATACTCTAAAACTTCAAAGCTCATTCTTCAGCTCCCTTTGGCTTTACCGCTTGCTGTGTAGCCTGTTCGCGTTGTTGCTGCATTGCAGCAATATTTCTGGCGATATCTGCACCTATGCGTGTACCCTCAATCTCGTTACGTACAGCCTCGACGCCCTGCTGGAACTCTTGCTCCATCTGATCTTTGGCAATCTGTGCGCCAAGGCGAGCGCCGTCGATATCCATCTGTGATTGAATACGCATACGTTCGGTGTCGATTTGAGCTGCCTTGAGTTGTGCGTCGGTCTGATCCTTTTGTGCTTTGCGCTGTAACTCTTGAGCTTGTAGCTGAAGCTCTTGTTGCTGCATTTGCAAAATTGGATCTTGTGCCTGCTGCTGTGCTTGTGCCTGTTGCACCATTGCTTGATTTGCTTGCAATAGTTTTTGAGCACCGGCTGCGGCAAGGCGAGAAACTTCGACCTCCATGTCTTCAGGCATTTCTTCGTCAGGTGCGGGATAGGGAACCCCAAGTTTGTCTTCAATGTTTTTGCGGTATTGGAACGCAAAATGTTCGGCAATGTGAGCCATAAATGCTGCATTCATAGCCTGAGCATTTGGACTCTGGCCAAGAATTTGTGCAGTAATTGGGTCTTGCAGTGCGGTCATATGCACTGTTATATGTGCGGCATGGTCTTGGTACATAAATGCTTTGACCGGCCTATTTGTAAATAGGTTCATGTTTTCTGAAACCGGATCGACCGGCTTCATATCATCTTCTATTTCTACAAGTTTCTCAGCGTTCTTAATGCCAAGAACCTCAAGCATCTGCCTATGTAAATATGGTAGGTCGTATAGCTGTGGTGCGGTGGTAGCTAGCTGCAAAACTGCTTGATATTGCACAACCTTTTGGCTCATCGTCGCAGCGTTAGGGTCGCTAACAGGAATTACATCGACGTTGTCGTAATCGGACTTTTTGGCTCTAGGTCTGCCGTCAACCGGTTCGTAGTCGTACTCTTCTGGCGTATAGTCTGCAATAATTTCCTTCAGGAGCCTAAACTCCTGTTTCATCGCATAGTGAATCCGTGCCTGAACAGCAGACATGACTTTCAACGTGCGCTCAAGAATAGCTAGCGTAGTCCCAACTGGGGATTGAGCGGACATATCACTAACTTTAAGATCAGCCGCCGAAGCAAACCTGCGGCCTTCGTCAACAATTTTATCCATCAGCATCGCTAGTACTTGCGACGGCTCCTTGTATGGGAGCGGCATAATGTTATCTTTTAGCGTGCCTGAGCCAATATCAACATCGCGCCATTCCGCAGGGGAGAAAGGTGTGTCATCACCTTTAGTACGCATGCCCTTGGTTTTAAACCCGCCGGGAAGATTAGATAGCGTACCTGCATCGACTAGTTGTCGTAGTATGGACGTACCCGACTTGGCAAACCCGCCAATTAAATGAATCAAACCAAAGGCATAAAACCCAAATCCGGGTATATACGGGTAATGAATAAAGTGTTGACGCTTTTGCTTTAACTCGTCGCTTGGTTTCCAGTTTCTTCGGATAGAAAGAATCCTGCTGTTTGATTTTTCAATTGTTACTACGTACGGAATAGCCAGCCCAGTTTCTTTTCCGTCCTTGTCTTTATCTGGGAACCCTGGAAGATCAAGGTCTACGTGCATCTCCAGAATTTTGTAGCGACTATCAGCAGTAGCCCTAAACCCCATCTTTTCTGCAATCTTCTTTTCTACTTCATCAAGTGCATCAACCGGTTCGCTAAGCTTAATATCAATATAAAACCCTGTGTCCATAAGACGTTGCAGCTCGTTTTTAGTTTTACGCATTACATGCGTAACACGCTCTGCAGACTCAATATTTGCGGCACCGTAAGGCACAACAATATCATCCGCTGATACATACATCGATGTCTGACGACCAAGCCGCAAGTCATAATAGACTTTCTTAAACGCATTACCTGACAGCCCCAGTCCCCATAACATCTTTTCGTGTTCTGGCCGATACTCAACCATAACGTCAGTAAGCTGATGATTCATATCTGCTTGCACACGAGCAGCAGACTCTTTCTTTTCTTTAGTTTCTTCCCCAATGATCTTAGAACGCACCGGTCCCTGCGCTGGGAAAGTCTCCATAATTGTTTCTGACTGAAACTTCACAACAGCTTCTGTCAACAGCGGGTGGTACACACCACAAGCTCCGGGCCAAGGTTCTGTGCGATCCTCAACCTTTAACCCAAGCAAATCTAAGCCATCAACAAAGGTCTGCATCCAATCTTTACGGGATGAAATATCGTCTTCAAAATCACCGCATAAATCATTTGCTAGTGTAGCCAGCTCTTTTTCGTCCATTTTTTCGGCAAGATTGGCATTAAAATCTTCATCGGTGCCATCTTCTTTGCCAATTACAATCTCTAAATCGCCTAAACCAATAGATACAGACTCAGGATCTTCAATCTCGATCTCAATACCTGGGCCTTCTTCCATATCATCGCGGTCTGTTAGACCTATCGGTGCTTGGTTTAATGACTTATCAAAAAAGCTGCTTGTAGCCATGATCTATTCCTAATAGTAAGCGTATTGATTTTTACGCCTAAAGTATTCAGTTGATTCGGGTTCGTCTGATGGTAATTTAATAAACCCACCTTTGCGAAACCTCATCAAGGCTTGTGTTGTGGAATCAACTAAATCATCATTTGACCCGCTAGGAAAATCGTTACATTCTTCTATAACTTCCTTAGCCCATCGCATTTCGGGTGCCCAAACAATACCAGAAGCAAATAAATCAGTCACTGAATTAACTCTAGATATTTTATCTTGACCCTTACTTGGCGTGAACTCTTGTACCGGTACACCCATCCTACGTAATTCTTGGTAAAGCGCGGCACCGTTAGATTTTTTCTCGACAATAAATGTGTCTGGTTGCCATTCTTTGTATTCCTCAAAGACCAGCTTCTTAAGTTCTGGAAATTCAAGTCGTTTTTTGATCGCATTTAACAGTATGATATTGTAGTTGTTAACTTCCTCATTAAAGAAAACACCCCATATAGTTAGTGCGTTGTAGTCTGCACGATTGTTGGTTTCTTGTGCCGCGTCAAGCGACATAATTACGTATTCGCAGTTGGGTGGGTCGTCTTTTTCCCAAATTTTCCACCATTCACGCTTAATTAATGCTCCTTCCTCGGAAGTTGGGTTTTGCATGTATTGGGCTTGCCAATAACGCGGGTCAAGTGAAGCTTTTTTAGCGTTTAGTTCTTCGGCGGACCAAAATTCTGGCCAAAGTGGGTTACCAGACGGCAAAAGCGCAGGAAATTCAACCAATTCCCACTGATCTGCGTCTTCGTTCTTGGTCATGTGGTTTATAACTTGACCTGTTAAGTCAAGTTTTGACCAGCGAGTCATAACAATAATAATAGCCCCCCCAGGCATAAGACGCTGAATAGGGCCAGACTGAAACCATTCCCAAGCTGGTAAAAATACGTCCGGTCTACCTTGTTTAGCCTCTTGTTCGGAATGAGGATCATCAATAATAAAAAGATCGGCACCCCTACCAGCAAGAGCACCGCCAACACCAATAGCAAAATATTCGCCGTTAAAGTTAGTACCCCATCTAGAAGCTGATTTTGAATCTTGTTGTAGTTCAATTTGGGGGAAAATTTGTTTGTAAGCATCATTAGCCACCAAATTTCGCACTCGACGACCAAAATTAACGGCCAAATCCGCCGTATGGGAGGCCATAATGATCTTTTTATGGGGAAATTTACCCAAAAACCAAGCCGGGGCAAGGTAAGAAATGAGTTCTGACTTGCCGTGACGCGGTGCAATGTTGACAACAACCCGTTTTTTACGGCCAGCGGCTATATCTTCAAAGATTTTGGCTAGTCTTTTATGGTGTGGGCCTACTTTATAGCCGGGATACACATGATCTGCGAAGGCTAATAGGCTTTTTTGCCCAAAAGTTTGGGCTTGTTGCGATTCCCAAAACTCTAAATCCCTTAAAATCTCCCGTTTTTCGTCGGCGGAGGCTAAAGGTAAGAGTTTTTTAAGAGTCGCTATCTTCTGAGGTGTAAGTTTCGGTTGGTTCGACATCAATTATGTCTTGAGTGTTGGCTAATAAAGTTAGCCGCTCAAGTTTTTCCAGCTTAGTTAGTAAATCTTTTTCTACTTCATCAATTGGTTTGACTTTGATTGTAAGCTCTGTTCGGCGTTTAAAAGCATCAATGCCGTCAACTTCGCCCAAAGCCCGCAGTGCAGCAATTGCTTCTCTTGGATTTTTAGAATCAGTCTGCTCTACAAGTTTGTTAATAACGAACAGCTTAAAGTCAGCTAGGTCTCTTACGATCATTTGGTCATATTGGGCGACCATCCCAGCTAAATAAGCAAGGGTTTCGTTTTTGTAATTGCTAAATTGAATTTGCCCCTTGGGGTCTTCAACCATTTTTTTAGCAAGGGTGCGGGCTTCTTTTTTATTTTGTTCGGTAGGGTGGATGGGTTTGCCCTGAAGATCTGCTATAAGTTTTATAGTTTTGCTCCTGACTTCTAATTCTTGTTTAGGAGTCATGGGCGGTAGAGCTTCCGCCGCATTTGCGGGCAGAGATATGTTTTGGTCTATGTTTAGCATATATGTTTGCATAGGGTCGTAATGTAATCGTATGGAACCTAAAAAACAAGGGGGGTGCTTTTGGTATTGAAGATTATATAAACCATTTGTGCAAATTATGGGGTGGAGGGGGGTGTGCGCCAAGCCGCCAGTCTAGGGGGTGGGGGGCCGGTAGGGTTACCGTGGGATGCGTGACAATTGCCGTAGGGTTCGGTATAAGTAAAGTCATGGAAAGCGTTCCATGCCCCACGCCAAAGGGAGTTTGGCATTACACCGGAGGCCATATGGCTAAAGTGTTTCGTCTGCTACTGCAGACCGTGAAGGCAGCGTTACAGCCGTATCGAGTTGAGATCCTCGACCTGGAGAGTGACAGGCAGATCACTCACAAAGCCTGGACGCAAGTTGAGGCTTTGGACTGGATGAGATGCTACGGCAGATCATATGGGCCGCACGTTGTGCGGGTTAGGACTCGGATGGGTCGGGTAGTCGCTAGCCGAGCACTGCTAGCGTAACGTAACGAGGGGCGGCGAACCCGCCCCTCACAGGAGAAAATCATGACACGCGAAGAAGAGATGAACTTGACAGTCAGTGACCTACATAAGTTTGCCTATGATGTGCGACCGGACATGGAGTTCTGGGAAGAATGGTCAAAGGCAACTTTAGAAGAAAAAGAAACCATTTACAGCAACATGGTATATGCCTTGGACAGCAAGGAAGACGAGTACGATTACGAAGACTGACGAGAGGGAGCCTTGCGGCTCCCTCTCTTTTTTTGACCCCACATCTTTGATGCCAGTTATGTGTCCGTGCGCGTGCTGTGCGAGCGCGTCGCTGCTAATTAGCGATTCACGCTACCGTGAGATCCTAGACAATGTCATGCGGGAAGCGTATAAGTATTAATACCGAGTCAGACGGATTCTGACATTTACGCTCAAAGGAGAGCATCATGGCTAAAGCCAACGGTCAGCAAGACCTTAAATTGCATTCCCTCGCCGATGTTGGATACCAACAAGGCAAGACCGAGTCTAAGCTTGTTGACATTACAAAGTTCGCAATGTCACAAATCCCTACGCTTGGTGACTTGAACGCTTCACGTAATGAACAGATGACACAGGAACAACGAGACCAAATTAAACAAGGTTACATGACTTATTACAATGAAGTCGTGGAAGTTCCGCGTTACTTTCGAGTGACAGATGACAAGGTCTTGGTTGAAATGGTAGACGGCAAAGCGTTTGAACAGTTAGCTAGTGAAAAGCGAAAGCTAGACGTTCATATTGCCTTTGCAATCACTCAGCAAGCGATGAACGATCTTAAGTCTAATGACTCTGTCTGGTATCAGTTAGTCCAAGACGTCAAAACGAAGTTTAACGCATACGCTTCTAATCGAATTGGCGAACTCATAAACAAAGCTAAACAGATTAGACGCGCTCAGCTAGGTATTAAACGCGAACGTATCCAAGCGTTAGCGTTTGAAAAATATATAGAAAGGACTTTAGACGATATGCTGACAAGAGCACGTAACGCTGAGTCACGCGGCAACGATCCAACGGTAGACGTTGAAAGACTGAAACGCCAAATTGCCGCGTTCAAAGCGAAAGCGTAACGCGATCTAAGGTAGCAGGGCTTTTGCCCTGCTACCTTTTTTTGTGCCTATTGATGCCAGTTATTTTTCTGTGGGCGTGCTGTGTGCGCGTGAACCGCTAATTAGGATTTCACGCCACCGTGAAATGCTCGACAATATCATAGAACAAAGGTATAAGTAAACCATCGGATGCAATCCCGCACCGATATTTTTACAGGAAAATACCATGAGTAAAAAGTCTATATCTATTCAATCCCTTGCAGATGCAGGTTATCAGCAGGCTCGCAACAATTCGGCACTCGAAGATATTGCCCGTTTTGCCATGTCGAGAATCTCGACCCTTGGCAATCCTGATATCCCGCGCAAAGATCAAATCAACAAAGAACAACGTGAGGAACTTGGCGGCGGTTATATGACCCACTACAGTGAGTCGATCAAGCCTGAGCGATTGTTTGCCATAGTTGACGGCCAGTACGTTGAGAAAACATCAGCAGAACTTGAAAAGCTTTCATGCGAAAAGTTCAAGCTTTCAGTGCCAGTAGCATTTGCCATATCCCAGCAAATGTTAAACGACATGAAAAATAATGATAACGTACGCTATCAATTGATACAGGGACTGAAAACAGACTGCAACGCCTACATTTCAAATCGTTTAGGTGATCTTATTGCCAAGGCGACAAAGATATACAAGGCGCAGAACGGGATCAAAGCCGAACGGGTTCAAGCCTTAGCCTTCGGTGAGTATGAGAAAAAGATCATGGATGAAATCCTCACCCGTGTGAGGAACGCCGATAGCCGTGGTAATGATCCTACTGCTAACGTCGAATTGACCAAGCGCAGAATCGCGGCTTACTGGTCAATCAAGTAATTCTTCGGTGCTACCCTGCATGCAGGGTAGCACTTTTTTTTGGTCTTGTCAACTGATGCCAGTTATTTTTCTGTGGGCGTGCTGTGCGAGCGTTGCTATTTTGGCCTTCGGTGATACCCTGCACGCAGGGTATCACTTTTTTTTCGCGTTGTCAACCCCTAATTAGCGATTCACGCATGGGTGAAACGTGTTCCACGTGTTCCATAAAATCTATAACGTGGAACAGGGTTTTGCCTTTGTAATCAAGAACTTACCTAGTCTTGTTCCACTGTTCCACGTTTTTAATGTATAGTGGGGGTTTTCAAGAATGTGAAGGCATGGAACGTCTGCGGCAAATGCAAATTTTATTTTTGACCTCGAAAAGCCAAAAAGGGGGAAAACCCAAAAAACGCTGGAACATTGGAACGAGCACTACACTAGTATATATATTATATATATAATCCTTTATATTTCAACAATTTAACTTCAAATTCTCCCCGTTCCACTTGTTCCACCACCCTATCTTTTTTTCTGGAACAACTGGAACGTCACCCGCTAATAAAAAAAGTCAAATAAAGTCCTTGTGGTAAAACGTTTTTGTGGTATAATAATATTGTAGTACCGCAGTATTTGTTGTCCAGTAGTTAGCAGTTCACGCATGCGTGAATCCAACCACTTTTATTTACCCTTTCACCCACAGGAGAATCACTATGAAACGATGGATGCACTGCCGCGACTGCGGCCATGACTTGCTTGACCCAATAGACACCCTGAACGGCTTTTGTGCCGACTGCCGCGAACTCAACGCAGTCGAAGCAAGGCGGCATTGGTGCATCGCACCGATGCACAAGAGCAATTACATGCTCATCACAGACCGAGACCTGCTCGCAGGTCTTAACAACAAGGGAGGCTTAGTAAAATGACTACGACCAATACAGACGCTCAGACAATGATTGAAATCAAGCATGATGTAATTGCAGAAGTAATCAATCAGTACGTGACGGGACTTATAACCGACGAGGAACTGTGCGACACCATGCGAGAGATTGCCAATCTCTACGTAATCCCCCTCGCCAAACTTGCCGGTCAGCTTGACCTGAACACAGGTCTACGCTACCCCAAAGATATTAAATAGCAATTCACGAGGATATGAAATGAACACAACCGACGAAGAAACAGGCAAGTGGATAATCTTGAACTTCTTTCCACATTCACCTGTGGAGGTTTACGGCTTCTTTGATACTGAGGAAGAAGCACGAGACTATGCCGAGAAGCAAGGCATGAGCCAATCATGGAACACGTACTCAGTTCACATGGTACTGAACGCACACATGCAATTCAGAAGGGAGCCGTGGGAATGAAAACGAATGAACTAACAGGAGCTGCCCTTGATTGGGCGGTGAACCAAATAGAGGAGTGCTGCGACGATCCGTCAACTCCATTCTTTTCAACTGATTGGGCGCAAGGTGGGCCGATCATTGAGCGAGAGGAAATATTTCTCGCCAAGTCTTTGCGTGGATGTTGGAACGCAATGGCATACAACGAGCAGCATACTGTTACTGCGTTTGAAGACGGCCCAACCCCACTCATCGCCGCTATGCGGTGCTACGTGGCAAGTAAGTTAGGTGATGAAGTGGACATACCAGAGGAGCTGAAATGAAAAAACGAAACCCAGTTGTTTTCGAGTGGATGAAGAACCCCTCACGCGCAAGGACACGGCACGAGGACAAGCGTGCCAAGGAAGAGACCAAGCACAAGCTGAAGCTGTGGAACTTTTCTACAGACGATGCCGCACGGCTTGGCAAGTGGAGTTCGACGCATGGTCGCCCTTGCTCATGTATGTTGTGCAAGAAGGAACCGATGCAGAACAAGTTCAAAGGCAACGTAGGTATCTATGAGGAAGAAACATTATGAGTGAAAACGACTGCAAAATTTCAGAATTAACAGCGAGGGATTACTTTGCCATGCACATATTGCCTGCGCTTGTGACACACACCCGTGAGATGTTTATGGATAACACGTATGAAGATTGGCATGGGGATGCGATGGAAGCTATGGTGTGGGAAGCCTACGCAATTGCCGATGCCATGCTGAAAACCAGAGCAGGCAAGATGACACACCCCTCACTAAGGAGAGATACAGATGAATAGCAATTCACCCAGACATGAAATGTCAGACGATGAGTTCGACGCGGAGTGCAACAAACTTTCTGATTCGTTAACTCAATTCTTTAGCGATCCTAAAAATAATGTTCACAAAGAAGTAGGTCAGTGTGTGCTGACCAACTTGGTTGCATCTGCCTTCTGCGTCGAAGGATACACTCAGTTCCAAGCAATCAATGCGTTCACAACCGTTGTAAAACAAGTCTATGCCAGAGAGGAAAAGAGAAATGAACATTGATGTTGTAGTTGGTTGGGGAATGGTATTCGCAGCCATTTCATTAGTTCTTTTATTTACTTTTGACGTTATTACATTTTAGGAGAAACACCATGATACTCAAGAAACCTGATTACCTTATTTCACTTGCTTCATCTTCAGTACTGATTAACGTGGAGGTGAAAGTCTGGTCAGCGACACGACAAGACCGCAAGGTCTCCAACGAGGTCACGACTGCCAAGAATGCCGACCCCAAGGCTGGCCGCTTCATCCAAAACCTTTTGGCAGGTGATCCACGCCACGAGAAGCTGACCATCCATAGGCAGAGTGTGTACAACTGGCTCAAGAAACCAACTTTTGACTGGGCTGGCTCGCAGAGACTGTTGCCTATGGCTCGACTTGAGAAGGTCAAGGCCGAGTACAACGACCACAAGGCTGAACACGAGGGACTTGTCGATGACTTTTGCACCCACTACCCATCAATCGTTGCACAGATGGCATTCAGTCAGGGGACTATGTTTGACCAGACTCTGTATCCATCAGCAGAAGAAGTACGGAATCGCTTCAGCATGAAACTACATATTGCCCCTGTGCCGCTTGCAGATTTTAGGTGTTCAATCGCTCAAGAAATTGTAGATGATCTGAATGGTTACTACTCACAGCAAGCGAACGATCAGATCCACGAGGTGATGACTAGCGCATGCGAGCAACTACTTGACTACATCGAGAGAATCGCACACGCCTGTTCGCAGCCGGAAGAAGGTAAACGTAAACCTAAAGTATACCAATCTACGATTGAAGGTGCGAGAGAATTGATAGACACACTTGCATCATTCAACATTATCCAAGATCCAAAGATCGAGGCAATTCGCAAGCAAGCTCGACAGGTGCTTGCGGACTACACCGCCGAAGATATCCGTGACTCCGAGGCTGTTAAGGCGACAGTCAAAGATGGCATGGATGACATTCTGTCGAAGTTTGGTATGAAGATCTAATTAACGTTTCACTCAACCATTAAAAGGTAAACAACCATGTCTGCTATTACAACTTATCCCACATTGACCATCAGTCAAACCACTGAGGCAATCGCCGCTATCGGTACAACGAACACTATCCTTGTCTTATCCGAGCCTGGGTGTGGCAAGACGAGTATCCTCCGTGGTTTGGCTGAGATGTTCGGTGACAAGTGGCGCAACGTTGGTGACTCTTTCGAGGATGACAAGTACGACTACATCTACATCGACGGCCCGAACAAAGAGATGATGGACTTGGCCGCAACCATTCCAAATCATGCGTCCAAGAGTATGGACTACTACATCTCTTGCTTGTTCAACATGACTAACCCACGACCCAAGGTCATCTTGGTTGATGAGGCGTTGAAAGTACCTAAGCTGTTGCAGCCTATATTCACTAGGATGTATTTGGAGAAAACTGTTGGTGACGAGCCGCTTCCGAAAGGTTCGTATATCCTCGCTACGTCAAACAATAGCAGTGATGGTGTAGGTGATGTACTGCCTGCTCACACCGCGAATCGCTTGACTATCGTACGTATGCAGAAGCCGAGCATGAGAGACTGGCTGGTGTGGGCTGCGGAGAGAAACATCAATCCAATCATTCGTGCAACTGTTGCGATGTATCCGAGAATGATGAAGTCGTATCTTGACTCTGACCAACATGACAATCCATATATCTTCAGGCCAAGCTCTACGATGTTGTCGTTTGTATCTCCTCGCTCATTGGAGAAGTGCGATCCCATCGTCAATGCAAAATTGCCGGAAGATATGACTCTTGCGTTGTTGGCTGGCACTATCGGCGAGAGAGGCGCACGGGACATGAGTGCATTTATCCAGATGGAGAAGAAGGTCAAGAAGTTTGATGACATCATCAAGAATCCAGAGGGTATTGAGATGCCGGACGAGGACGAGACTGCGCCGCTTCTGTTGATGTTGTTCCAAGGCTTGGATCATATTGACACGCAGGACAAGCTCAACAAGTTTCAATTGTTTGTCAATCGTATCAAACAGGTTGAGATCCAGACCTTGTGGTTCATCTTATTGATGAGATCTAATAAAGCAAGACTTGGCCGTTACAACGAGACTGTCAAGAATTGGGCTATTCAGAATCATCATTTACTTGGTTAGTAATTCACGGGGGCATTGCCCCCTCTTTATCAGGAGAAAACTATGAAAGAAAGTCAGCTCGAAAGACTAAAGCGTGCCCATGTGTTTCTTATGAAGCACGAGAAGACGATGCTGTTCTCAGGCATCATCGTCATGGGTAAGAGTGAAGTAAAGAAAGGCGTACCCACTGCGTACACCGACGGTATCAACGTGGTCTATGGTGAAGACTATCTTGCCAGATGCGATGAGCCACTGCTACGGGCGACTGTCATGCACGAGGTAGGTCACAAGTTTCTGCGTCACATCACACACTACAAGCGGCTGTTCAATGAGGATAGGGTGCTTGCGAACATGGCCGCAGACTTTGTCGTCAATGACATCATCGTACGTTGGAACACCCCAGACATTCTCATAGGTGAAGGCTGGCTTTGGAATCCCATGTTCCGTAATTGGAACGTGGTTCAGGTATTTGACTATCTGAAGAAAGAGAAAGACAAGCAAGAGAAAGAAGGCGACCAAGATGGTGGGCAAGGTGACTGCCAAGATAGCGGTTCACTTCAAGGTGATAAGCAACTTAAAGGTCAGACAGATCCCACGCCAACCAACATCGAGGAAGCAATCAGGAACCGTAAGAACTTTGACGAGCATGACATTGAAGCGGGTGCAGGCTACGACGAGAAAGAAGTATCCGAAAAGATCGACGGTGCTCTGCGTCAAGGCGGTATCTTGGCTGGCATCTTGGGCGGTGATAAGCCGCGCAGCATCGACGAGCTGTTGAACCCAAAGATTAATTGGAAGGAAGCACTACTTGAGTTTGTCAATGCCGCGTGCAATGGTAAGCAAGAATATTCTTGGCGTAGATACAACCGTAGGATGGTTGCGAACGACATCTATATTCCCTCGGCCATCAGCGAGACTATCGGGGATGTAGTTGTTGCCATCGACACGAGCGGGTCAATCGGTACGGCAGAGCTGACTGAGTTTGCTACAGAACTGGTCTCTATCTGTGAAAGCGTCAATCCCGACAAAGTTCGCGTGGTCTGGTGGGATGCTCACGTTCATGGCGAACAAGTATTCTCAGGCAACTACGCCGGACTAGAACATATGCTCAAGCCGGTTGGTGGGGGTGGAACGAGAGTTTCATGCGTAAGTGAATACCTAATTAGCAAGAACGCGAACGTGGACTGCGTGATTATCTTTACTGACGGCCATGTCGAGTCACGTATTGATTGGAAGCATCAGTCGCCGCTGTTATGGATGATTACGCATAACAAAGACCTTGAAGTGCCTGTCGGCAAGAAAGTATTTATGGAGAAATAACATGATGTTCTACGACATATATCCGCGTAAGAGCTACGCGGATTTTATTAAGCCTATGTTTGAAACTTTGAAGCGGATTGGTTACTACTCTAAAAATCCTCAGAACGTAGTTGTCGCCAACAAACCATACAACGGTACTCAGGGTAAGGAGTACCCGCTGGGTCTGCGTAGGTACAGTGATAGGCGATACTACTACGAGGGTAACGGTGGAGCAGTCACGATCAAGTATCAGAATACTGTTATGGGATACGTGCATTCAGACGATACCTTCGAGTTCACTAACACACGCAATTGGGCGTCTTACAACTGCAAGCAGGATGTATTGAATCGCTTGTTTGATGCGTTTTGGCTAACTAGGCTTTCACGAGAAGGTGGAATGGTACTCATCAAAAGAGACTTTCATACAAGAATGCCTGACCGAAGCGTTCAGTACATTGTGTTTGATGGTCTGCGTGTGAACATCAAAACTTTGGAATTGCATCCGTCGAGTAATCATTACGTTGAAGCAACCTATCTTGACAAGAAATTGACTAAAGCTTTACGTAGCAAGTACGAAGATGAGTTCAAGGCCGCACGAGCTTTCATCATGGCTGCAAATATGGAAACTCTGCGGCAAGACTCTCACAACATAAAATCAGTGTACGAGAGAGATATATATGAGAAGTTTGTCAGTTATATATGGAAAGAACTTACTGTTCGTTCATTCAGAAACAGCGCAGTTAGTTATTTAAACAATGTTTTAGAGGAGCAAAAAACTACATGGTTTGACAGAGCTAAAAAGAAAATTCTGGAAGGTATATATTTGGAAGAGAAACCCTTCAAAACCCGATACCTACAAGCCGGAGAGCGTCTGCCGACTGGCAACTGGGGATTCAAAATAGTTAAGCACACAGGAGCATAATCATGGATGATGTATTCAAACTTGTATTGAACCAAGAAGCAGTTGACACAGTAAAAACCACAGTAGGACTTCAGGATTTGGTCAAAGAATTACACGTAGTCTACGGCGTGTATCCGTACAAAGTAATGGAGAAGGGGAAGGTGTCATTAATTTACCCTAACGGCTTGTACTTTGGTATTGCGGAGGCAACCATAAATTCAAAAAGCTGCACGGTCTACGGTCTGAAGCACGACAAGATCAAGAAAGAGCGGGCTTGCAGGAATCTGCGACTATCCACTTCGCTTAAAGTTATGGTCAAGATATTGAGGAAAGAGATACCTACAACCAGACCGTCCATACATGAACTAAAAGGTAATTTAAACAAAATCTATGCACGCATAATGTCTGCGGCTAACAGTGCTATGAAAGTTGACCACAGACCGAGTTTATATCTGAGAGATCACGAGCTTACAAATCTTGCGCTACATCACATAGATGGAAATATTTTGTCGCAAGAGGTCTACGATAAGATGGCCGAATATCGGCAAGAGCTTTACAAAGTGGATAGAAACATTGCCGCGTATAGAGAGCGTTTAACGTGTTTCGAGAACATCTATCTACTGTACACTTCTAGTTCATCGCCAACAATCTTTGCTGAGATGAAGAAAGTTAAGCATAACATCAACGGCAAAATTGAAGACTTTCATGTGCCTGTGGATGACTGGCGTATCGTGAAGGATGTAGACGACTTGCCTGACGAAGCCTTGTCTATGTTTAAGATGTGGGAACTTGCAAATGAGAAAAGAATTACAAATAACAGACCTTGGGGTATCGAAAACGGCCCGCTCAATAGGTTCTTAGTTAACAGTGATGACTTCTACCAAGAAAGTGACGTAGTCACCCGATACGATTCGTCTGACGGATATAGGGACTATTTCACAGCTATTGCAAAGGGGCCATCAGATGAGAGATCCAACTGACTTTCGTACCAAGCTTGCACCCATACGCCATGCCACATTGGAGAGCCATCACCGTGTGCCTGTGGCATTCATCAACAAAAAGTACGAAGTCTATGTTGGCGACAGGATGGTAAGAATATTCAGTGAGGAGAGTCTGCCTGATAACATCAGAGCCTTAATCACTATGATTAAGGCAGGGCAGAAAGTGCCTGATGATCCTACTGGAATGCCTACGTTCACCCATGCGTACGACTACCCGCCGGATAGTAATTTTTGTGAGATCGGTTGGTACGTGACGAAAGAACTTTTTATCGTAATTTTGCCAACAAAAGACTTGACTAATCTGAAAGGAGACCAATATAATGAGTTAGGTTTGATGGAGTACAGAGTCTATAACAAAGGTCATGGTAGGTATGTGCTTGCACCGACAGAACCTACTTTGCCTTTTTTGGAGGAATTCTTTTGGCGACGACACCTGAGTCAAAAGTAAAGAAGAAAGTCAAGGAAGCTTTAGAATACGTTGGGGCGTATTACGTCATGCCTGTCACGGGCGGGTACGGGCGCTCCGGCGTACCTGATTTTCTTATATGTTTTAACGGAAGATTTATTGGGGTGGAGTGCAAGGCCGGTAAAGGAAAGCCCACGGCACTTCAGCTTGATAACCTTGACCGCATTGAAAGATGCGGTGGAGTCAGTCTACTTATCAATGAAGATAATGTAGTTCATTTAGTTAGTTACTTGAAAGGATTTTCAAATGCGTAAACCTAAGTATGATGATAAAGTAGTTAAGATGTTAGGCAAAGGCCCAACCAAGGCCGCACAGATTGCTAAGTCTTTAGGTGTTAGACCCGGAACTTTATATAAAGTTTTAGATCGTCTAATGTCCACTGGCGCTGTGGTCAAAGATGGGGTTTTGTATGCGGTTTCTAAAATCCCTGTGACTGTTGATGAGACAGAGGCTTTTGATCCCAAGCCTGTTTCTAAGGCTATAGCTGCCCCTTCTGTTAAGTCTTTTCTTGAAAAAGAAATTGAGTTGGCGACCGACGAGTTAAATGAAGCTGTCAATAAAGTCTACGTGTTAGACGCAGTCAGAGCACGTTTGAAGGCAGCTCTTGAAAATGCTCGACAAGGTCGTTCTTAAAAAGACTGGTCAGATCGGCTACTTTGTTAAGGAATCACGGTCGGGTGAACTCTTAGTTAGGGTTCCCCGAACGGACGGATGGCCGTTCCCTGACTACATTATAGTTAAACGCAAGGATGTTAAAGTTTATCGTGAAGATAAACTTGAAGACGTTGACCTAGCCCCTTTTTAGGAAACAGTTATGAACGACATCAGCAAACATCTGTTTAACACGCACAATGAACTCAAGCGCGTGTATGAAAATGTAAACATCGGAGACATTGACATAGCTTTAAATCACGCAGAAGAAGCTTTGTTTCATATACGTTGCTCCATCTTATGGCTGAGAGAAAGAATCAATGCAAATCAAAACAACATCTGATA